TATCAAGATCGGCATAAGAGTGCATGGAAAGCCATGTATTACCAGAAATAGCATTAGCAGTAGCAGATCCTAACCCATTAACAGAATGGCCAACTATAGTAGCGTCATAACCACCACCTTGATATCGCAATGTACCATTAGCAGTGAGGATATCATGAACACCACCATCTTTGGAAAGTTGAGCAGAGGCAAGGTTGCCAGTATTCTGCTGAACAAAATATCCAGACACAGGTTTGGGATCAACAAGCTTAGCAGTACCAGCTAAGCCTATAGATACACCAGGTCCTTTCTGTGTCCACGGAAGAGCAGAAGTAAAGTAATCATGACGCTTACCACGAGGCGGACAGGCCAAGCCGGGAACAATACTGGTACCTGACGTGAAAACCCAAGAAGGCTGTTCAGCAGCTCGGGCAGAGTTCAGAACTTCGTTGGTATCGCCTTTCTGAATCTTGACGGATTTCTGGAGGTTTTCATCTCTAAACCATTCGTTATAAATAAGATAAACGCCACGGAATGGAAGCGCACTAATAAAAGACAAATTACCAGACGTATTCACGGGCAAGCCGAAATAGTCCCAAAGAGAACCTACATAAGCATTATCAGAGTTACCAGTAGCAGTAACAGTAGGGATAACATAATCAGTGCTATCATCAGGGTCTTCCTGCTCAAAGCAGAAGTTCTGCCAATGTTCCCAAACAAGGCGGTTTGGGACAAAAAAGAAAAACCAGTCCAGATAAATATTATCCATGATAGGCTTAATAGGAGTAGCCAAACGAGCGAAGTAATTAACAGACATATGAGTAGTATCGCCAGGCAAAATCTCATCAACAAATACAGGTATAAGCTTGCCTGAGTTAAAAGTTGTCTTATAAACATGAGAACGGTCGAACTTAGTCCTTTTCATGTACATTGCAGGAGCATCGCTGAAGCGATGTCCTCGAACTCTTATTTTTTTTTGAGCCAAAATTTCACCTTCTTCGAAGTGTAAACCTAATAATTGACCTAAAGCAAATTATTATTAGGTTTTAGATTATTTTTGCGTCACCTACGCCAGTTACATCAAGTAAGTAACTGGCTTCGGTGACGCCTATTTTTGTGTTTCTTTATTATTTTGTTCTAAAGTGTTACTTTTTTCTTGTGTTTGTTCACTACTTACGGACTGTTGTGGTTCATCAAAGGTACGTTCGCTACCATACAGACCTTGTTGTTGGAGGTATTCGAGCGTTGCAGGATCATTCAAACGGTTGATAAAATTCATAGGATCGTGACCAAATTTTGCTCGAACATAAGCGGGTAAACTGTAGAATTCTTCACGAACTCCGGACACAAGCTCTAACGCTGTGCTGTAGTCGCCAGGGAGCGTTGCATCTCCGAACTGCAGGTAAGCGTACTGCGAACTATCGCCGAGATCAAGAGTCATAATACCTTTCTGACCGTCTGCATACTTATTTACGATGTAGTTGATATCAGTTTCATCTTTCTCGTCCTGAACGGCTAGAGAGGGCATGGTGAATTCAATACCACAATGATCATGTTCTTCTACGGGATCATAAGCTGTCTTAAATTTCATAGTTTCACCTCCTTTTACATGCGCCTAGACGCGGCGGGCGTGGCGTACAAAAAAAGGGCGATCTCCGTGAGATCGTCCTTTTTCTGATACGCTCTTTATTAGATTATCATTTAGTAGAGTCATTGTCAACAGTCTGCACATATTCTATGGCGCGACCAACGATGACAGGAATGTGGGACTCGTCACAATTCTCAACGTAATAGCGACCGTCGCTGTCACCGAGATTGCCAATATAATAAAGAGAAAAATCTTCAGGATACTTTTTAATAAGCATTTTATCATCGTTAACTATACCTTCAAAAGCTCGCAGAGCAAGCATATCATTGTGGTAAACCTGTGGAGGGCTGAACTGTTCAGCCTTAGAATCATAAATGGAATAAAGTCTCAGCAGAACCATCTCCTTTTCTAAACGCAATTAGATACCTACGAATCATAAGATAAATCATAGATGATACAACAAAATAATCCTTATCAAGACGAATAACCCTAAAACCATCAGGCTTTAGACGGTAAGCGGCATATTTACTACCACGAAAGAGAAAGTTAAAAGAAATATCACGTTCACGAAGAAAATTTTTAACAGCTTCAAATTCACTAATAGACATCACCTCATTTCTGACTTAATGATAACACAGTCACAATACCTTGTCAAGTTTTCTGCCAAGAAAATGTTTATATTTACCTTCCTGAACACGGCACCGATCAACCAAACGCTCAAAAGTATTGTTCTCCAGGTTATGAAGCATCTTCTCAATACGGTTATTACGAATAAACTCCATCCAGTGAGGATGCGTTTCATCAAATTTCTTATCATAATAACGAGGAGGACGCATCTTCTTACCGTTAATAACAACATAATCATTGGCATAGCATTCTTCGCCATGATCTTCGAGCCATTTTGCACCTATGCCAGGACGATTAGAAGCAACCATGAATTCAGGAATGCGACCTTTATAGTGAGAAGGAGCGTCTTTACCTGTCTGTTTTTTAACTATATAGCGAGCGACATAGGCAGCAGAATCAAAGCTAAACTCACCAATAAGATGCATACCGTATTTCCATACTTTGGCAAAACGAGAAGAAGTATAAGTATTATAACCGTCTGTACGGAATCGAAAAATTTTGTCATCAAAATCAATATTAAACAAAATGTAATGATAATGGGGACGAGCATGAAGTTCACCATATTCACCACAGCCAAGAAAGCGAATACCACTGCCATACTCACGGCGAAGATTTTTCATGAAAGTCTGATGAAATTTCTTACTTAAGCTTCTATCACGTGGCAAATGATAATCGTCAAAAGTGCAAGTAACGAAATAAGCAGAAGACGAAGAACGGGCTTCGTGAACAGCACGGACAGCCCACTGTCTGCTATTTTCGAGACGGCAGCCGATACATTGTTTACAAGAACAACGAATGAAACGGCTATCGCCAGCAAGCTCAGGGTGAGAGGAAAGGCTACCGTAAAAACTATAATGTTGTTTTCCATTTTTTGTAATCGCTCCATCAACTGGGTGCATAAGAATCGGATTATAACAAACCATATTAACCACCTGTACCGATTGTATCAGGATTAAGTCAGAATGTCAAATCCTAAATCCACCTCGTCCTACTCTTTTAAAATTTCTACGGCGAGATCTGGAGGTACGCCGAAAAAGACGGCGAGAACCTCGTTTAGATAAACGGCGACGCCTCATTTAGCATCCCTCCAAGAACCGAAAAAACGGCTAGTTTTTTTAGAATCATTCTTATTAGCAACTGGCTCAACAAGTTGCGCAACATCGGTTTGAAAATCCGAAGCAACCTTTTTAGCAGTAACAGTATTCGAAGAAGCTTTACCTTTCAGAGCTTCAATTAGATCTACAACTTCTTGAATAAAAGGGACAACAACGGTGACAATAAAAGTCAGAATCATAGTAGTTTTATTAGACATAAATATTATCTCCTTCCAAGATAACGGCCTCCGAGGAAGCCTATAACATTTTTGACAGCAGAACCAATACCACTAGCGACAGATCTAGGAGCACCTGTAAGACTTTCAAGATTCTTATAGAAATCACGTTCCATACCTGCCATTTCAGTTTGAATATTATCAAAAGCGGCAGCAGAATTAGAACGATTAGCAGAAGCAATGTTGTTTAAAACACCAGAGCTAAGGTAAGAACCCTGAAGACGAAGGTTTTCAAGCTCCAAATTCATCTTTTCAAGCTCATAACCAAGACGTTTTTCATAAGTCTGCTCACGAAGATTCAAATCATTTGCAAGAATACCATTCTCAAGAACTATACCATGGGTTCTCTGGCGCATAGAATCGGCTTCTGCGGCGTTTTTATCAATTTGAGATACTGAAAGATTCTCGGCATTCTTAGCCTGCCTTTCAGCGGCACTAGCGGCTCTAGCAGAGTTCATGGTAGAACCAATATCACTCATACCTACAGAAGCAGCTGAAGCTCCAGATATAGAACCGCCTATACCATTAGTTGCAGCAAGAATAGGATTAAGACCAGCTTTACGCATATCTTCTACAGCCCATTGATAACGATGTTTATAGTTTTCAACATTCCACGCGTTAGCTTGTGCGGCATTAGCAGAATTGTAATGATTCTGAACTGCAGATCCAAGAACAGAACCAGCAACACTGCCTAAAGTATCAGAAAGCCATGACATAAAACCAACTCCTTCTAGAAGTGATCAACAAGACCGGGTGTACCAAACATAGGCATAGGACGCACAGTAGTGTAACGGAAGCCTATGTCAAGCAAGAACTCAGGCTCACTGGGAACAGCGATAATGCGCTCAATAGGTGGGTTTTCCATTATGAATTCCTCGTTAAGAGTAGGAGCATTTTTGAAAAACTGTGAAAGGTGCCAAACGTCAAGGTTGCCACCGGTTACAGAGCTACGGAACTTGCCTGTAATCTGCGAAGGTTTATAGCGATATTCGGCATAACGTTCCTGGTAGCCAAAAACAGTAGTATCAGCTTCAGAACCTTGAGCATAGATCTCACGAAGCTCAATAGCCTGTTCGCCAAGATGCGCGAATGTCGGCCAATAAAAATCATAGACCGTAGAACGAAGCCACATCTTGTTGATACCTTGCTGATAAGTAAGATCGGCACGGGCGCATACAAAACCAAAAACATAACCATGTTCAACAAAAGATTTAGTAAAGCCATGGAACTTGGCAGCAGTAACGCCATAAGCAGAAAGGTTACCTTGCGGAGAAGTATTGTCGGTTGCAGAAGTCTGAGCTATTGGATTAACATTTACCATTTTAGTGAAAGAGCCGAGAAATTCCGGACGCTGAAGACGAGCGTCAGGAGAAACTACGCCAAAGAAAGAGCGAAGCACTTCTGTATACCGACTACCACCACGAGCAAGGCGCTCGTAGAATTTCTGCATTTGGAAGGCAGTACGAAGACTGTTGATGGTAAACATACTTGAACTATCAAGATCGGCATAAGAGTGCATGGAAAGCCATGTATTACCAGAAATAGCATTAGCAGTAGCAGATCCTGACCCATTAACAGAATGGCCAACTATAGTAGCGTCATAACCACCACCTTGATATCGCAATGTACCATTAGCAGTGAGG